TCTCTATAAGCCCATCATCGCCTACAAGCCCGTCAGGGCTTGCGTGAGTGCCTTCAATCATCGGATGCTTAATTAGCCCCACCTGCTGCACAAACACCCCTGCATGGGCCTCGTATGCAATCCTAGCCAGTTCCTCATTGTCTATGCCGAACTGCATGGCTGCCGATTTAAAGCCTTCCTCTGCAATGCCGGTAAGCCGCTCAACAACCAGCTTGGCTCTGAGATTTATGCTGGTGGCTCCGAATGTCTTTCCATCCTTTAGCTTTGCGATGGCGTCAGCGATAGCGGAAGCCCCAAGGCTCCCGCACCGCGCTGCATACCAATCATCTGTGCGCTGCTCTAATTCAATGGTCATCGCGCAGCCCTTTTTTCCAATATTGCGATTACCGCTTTATATTTGGCTGGCGACAAGTCGCTAAGGCTTCGCACTTGGTAGTGCTTCAACAATTCATCCTCATCAGCATCCGTGCTGCTTATCAAGCCCCGCAATCTTAACTCCTCATCCTTAGTAAGTTTTTTGGGCGCGCTAGATACGGCAGCATTGCCATCGTCATCCTCTGTGGGCAGACCAAAGCAGGTTTGCAGCGCATAGCGCCGCGCATAGGTAAGCGCAGAGCCAAAGCCATGCGCATCATGCTTATTGGCTGGTACGAACAAAACCCCCATGCTCAACTTCTCGCCATCAGCGTGAATAAGGATGGTTTCAATCGCAACGCCACCTTCTGACGGACGTGGGCATTGCATAAACCCAAGTTTATGATTTGCGAGATGCGGCTTAATTGCATCAATGACCGCTGGCAGGTCAGCATACTTTGATTTGAAATGCGGGTTAACTGCTGACTTGGTTGCCGCTTCAATCTCGGCAAATGCGGCAACGTATGCAGCGCAGATTTTTTCATCGCTCATTGGTTTCTCCTTATGCAAAGCGCGGAAACATTTTTTTGACGTCAATGGTTGTGTGCCAGTCGCGTGACAGCAACAGGTTGCCAATCTGCTCGGCAAGAAGTTCCTGATAGTTTGGATGGCAACCGCCAGCAGCAACGATGGCCTCGGCGGCATCACAAGCTGCACAGCAAAATTGGTCGGTAAATTCGAGCGCGCAAACAGCGCAGGTGTCTTTTGTCATGTCGTTCTCCTGCAATTAGAAATAACGAACCCTTTACATTTCTCAAGCGTTTTTTTATGAGTGCTTCACATTTTGTTGAAAGGGTTTTGCAATGACATTGGTAAACAACGCAATTGCGCGGATTTACGGCAGGGCAGCGGAGCATAAAATTTCCGCCAAGGCTTTGGCTGAAGCATCCGGCATCAGTCGTGTTACATTGAGCAACTGGCGCAACGGCAGACACGCTCCAACGCTGGAAGCATTTTTGACCGTTGAGGATACGCTGTCTCAGATGATTGCAGAGAGAAACAATGGTTAAGCGTGGGCGCTTCTCAAAATACAACGCCAAGAAGGCTTTGTGCGGAAAGGGGCATCAGCATGACAGCATCAGGGAAGCGCGGCACTGCGATGCGCTGCATTTGGAGTTGATGGGTGGCCTCATCTCTGATTTGATTATTGGCCCACAATTCTGGTTTGTCATCGACGGTAGGCAGGTCAAGCATTCCAATGGCCGTAGGGTTGGCTACAAAGCTGACTTTAGTTACGTCAGGAATGGACGCCAGTGCGTTGATGACAGCAAGGGCTTTACCGTCAGGGATTGGCCGCTGCGCAAAGCTATCTTTCTGGCGCTGTATCCCGACATCCAGTTTCGTGAGGTGTAGCCGCTCACAAAAGGATTTTACAATCGAAGGCCATTGATTAAAAAATTGGACGGGGAGTGTGTTTAAAGGAGAACACACACTCAACCCGTCCTAACAAAGCCGATATGGGGAAAGGCATTGCCATGCACATAAATACACACACGAACACCTACGGACAAGGGGTGTTGTCGTGAGCATAAAATTGATGGGCGCTGTATGGGAGCGCGATGATCTTACATCTACTCAGAAACTGGTTTTGTTGGCCTTGGCTGACTGGGCTAACGATGAGGGGCTTTGCTGGCCTTCGATAGACAGAATTGCTGTCAAAGCATCTTTGACGCCAAGGGCTGTGCAGAAAACCATCAAGTCACTGGAAGAGGCGCAATTCCTGCGCAGGGAAGAAATAAAGGGCAAGGGGAATAAATACTGGGTATCGTTACCCCTGAACCACGTTCACCCCCGAACCACGTTCACCCCACCCCTGAACCACGTTCACCCCACCCCCGAACCACGTTCACCCAATACATCAAAGATACATCAAAGAACCACCAAGAGTAATATAGCCGCCAAGCCTGAAAGCGTTTCGGATGATGTCTGGAGAGACTTTATCGAACTTCGCAAGGCAAAGCGCGCACCGTTGAGCAACACCGCTCTGCAAGCCATCGAACGCGAAGCCGGAAAGGCAGGGTGGACGCTAAACGATGCGTTAGCGGAAAGCGTTGCGCGTGGCTGGCAGGGATTTAAAGCTGATTGGGTAAAGGAGACAAACAATGGCACAACAAATTGGAGAGGTGGCGCAGACCGCCGCAGCAGCCTTGCAAGAGCAATTGACGAAGGGCTTGACTTCCTTGGCTGATGAGAACGCCAGAAAGCGTTATTTCCTGCAAACATTCCGCAGGTGGGAAGCGTTGTTCAAGCGCGCTGACAGGGGCGATGTGCAATCGGAAAAATGGCTGATTGCGGATTACTACAAGTCGCTTGGCTTTCTGTCTGCTGAAGGGCTGGAAGTGCTGACTGATGAACTGAAAAAGCAATGCACGTTCTTCCCTTCGATCAAGGAGTGTTTAGAGATAACCAATCCAAAGCGGTTTGATTACGCCAGCCCATTCTACCGGCTGCGCCATCTCGGTGGCGATGATGTGATGCTGGCCGCACCAGAGCAGCCCAATGCACGGTTGCTTGGTCAGATTAAAACCGAAAGGCTGGAGCAGGTTGAGCCAGACGTATAAATTCCCACTCACGCAGTTCCTGATAGATCTGCAACGAGCGGATACGGCAACGCTTAAAAAGATGAGCATTGAAAAGACCGCGATGAGGCGTGGCTTACCTGCAAAATGGGTGCGCTTCTACCGCGATGCCGAACTTTCGACACGATAAACGCAAAGGAGACTAAAATGATTTACGCTGAACGCATCCGCAATTGGGCTTTTGACCGTAACCTGATTGAAGGCAGTGATCCCAAAAGCCAGTTCGTTAAATTGATGGAGGAAGCTGGCGAACTTGCTGCGGCTATCGCCAGACAGGACGAAGACGAATTTCAAGATGCCATCGGTGATATGTTTGTGGTTCTAACTATCCTCGCAGCGCAGAAGGGCTTTAACATCGAAGAGTGTATTGCTCACGCTTGGAGCCAGATCAAAGACCGCAAAGGCCGCATGGTTGATGGGATATTTGTAAAAAATTAACCCCAACGATAAAAATATGCAAAAAGTGCTTTACACCTAAATAAGCTGTCTTTAAAGCTGGCTTCACCAACAGGGGCTTCGGCCCCGCCAACACGGAGACTGACAATGACCGACAAGATTAAAGCCAAGCGCATTACCATCGACCGCCAAGAGCCAATCTGCACCCAGTTCGACGCCATCGACACCAAGGGCCGCCGCTTTGGCGCTCGCGTTCGCATTGAGGTGATCGAGTGGGACCGTGCTGACGCTGACGTGCGTTGCCCCTACCTAATCCCAGAAGCTAATCTGGGCCGCTGGTATGTTGTATACCCCTACGCCACACGCGATGGCGAGTTGTTTGGCGCATCGCATAGCGGCAGCCCCTTCCGCGAAGAGGGTGATGCCTTTGCCTACATTGCTAAATATTTCGCAGACGCTGAAAAGCGCGCCCTTAAGAACAAGGCAAGGGTTGCCTAACCTCAAGGGGGCTTCGGCCCCCACCCACTTGGGGCAATGCCCCGCCATTTAAGGAATATCCCATGACACATGAATACAATGAAGACGAAATGCTAATCATCGACCGTATAGTCGATGCTGGCGGTGATTGGCCTTCTCAGGAGCAGGTATCGGCTGCACTTGCGAAGCTGTATGCCGGTACTGATAAGGAATAACCACAAACAGGGGCTTCGGCCCCACTTTTTAAAGGAGAGTAAGCATGAATACCTATTACGATTATGACGCTGACGTAGTGATTGCGCCCACTGAAGCCCCTATAGGCAATTACGATGCGTGGTATGCGGTCTGGTGGGGTTCGCAGCAAATCGCAATCGGCACTGCACAGGCAATGCGCTTGATCGCTTCGGCGGCCTCTGAAGAAGGTGCGTGTATTTACGATGTGGAAAGCAAATGCTTCATTGCTGGCACTTTAGAGCAGCTTCTAGGAAAACCTAACTGACAAGACGGGTGGGGGCTTCGGCTCCCACTTTTTTGCATAAAGAATGAAAAAAGATGCACAAAGTGCTTTACATACGAAATGACATTTTTTAGAA